TTGCGCTGACAGGCTTTGCTTTGGCAGCAGCATTACCATCGTCATCTTCTGGAGCAAGACCGCTCGCGGCGAGCAGGGAATATCTACGAGCATACGTCAAAGCACTACCATAGCCCTGTGCATCATTCTTTACAACAGGCACATGGAGCTTTCCTGATCGCAATTCTTCGCCAGACTCATGTAGGAATACAGTTTCTACTGTTACCCCATTGTCAGATTCAAATGTTTGCTGGATTAGTGCGATGTTGTTTTTATTCAGAGCATCTATGACTGCCTCTACACAAGCTGCTAGATCAGCGTAGCGACTTTTGAAATGTGGGTTAGTGGAAGTTTTTAATGCAGCACCAAATTCTGATTGTGCCTTAACAAACGCTTTTGCAATTGCACTCATATATCACCTCGAAAAATACGTTGAAAGATTACTTCTTTGCCTTATCGAATGTTTCTATACCTGCCGCTAAGAGCCTACGAAACTCAGCCCATTTCCTTCTGTACTTCGGATCTTCAGTTGGTGGAACCCAACCATAGATAGACTTCCATCGAATAGTTACATCAGTTGTGCTTGGGGTGTAGATGTAATGATCCGATTCTTTTAGGCCATTTTGACTTACCATGATGCCTCCAAAGTTCCAACAGCAATATAGAGTAGCACGAGTAAGAAAAAAATCAGTCGTGGTCTTTTTGATAACCAATCATCAGTTGAAAATAATTTCATCTTAAAATTCCTTCTTATCAATAACGAATAGATGTCCAAGCACATTGTGTGGATCGTATATTGAAAACTTTTTATGGTGATGAGAACCCTTGTAATCCCATATCGCACACTCATAGCCATTCAGAGTGAATTGCCAAGAATGCACTACCTTATCTGGATCATCTTCCTTGTTTGGTGAGAATCCAAGAATCATGTTGATCTGACCGACATCATAGCCAGAGATCGTATTGGTTCTATATGAGCCGATGTATCTTTCGATTGGTTCAATTTTCATTATGTCCTCGCTTTGAAAGCAGGGGATTGCTCCCCCGCGGATAGTTAAGCTGCTAATAGTTCTACTGTCTTTTGTTTGATTGCATCGCCATTGCCGAACCATGCGGAGTTCAATCGCGCATCATCAGATCGCGCAGGTGAATGATGGTCAAGATATTCTGTGACTGCATTCATAAGACCCCACCGAGTTCCTCTGACGCCATCTAATTCAAAGCCTTTCGCCTGACCGTTGAATAGATCCATGATCTTGCAATAAGGGCGATATTTATCGATGGTCGCTGGTTCTAAAGTTTGCAATTCTTTCGCGCTGAAAAGAATTTGCTTGAGGAAATCACGCGCAGTAACTTCTGTACATTTTTGCCGCTTGAGCAATTTAGCCATTTCCATAAATGCACCAAACGATTCAACCTGTTGTGCAATCTTGTCGCGCATCTTAGTGCTGTCCCATTCGGTAAGATGCGTGAATGAAACATAATCCTCGCTCTTGGTAGCGAGACTGAGTGTGTTATTGCATACAACTCGGACGCTGGTGAATCGAGCCGTAGTAGCAAGTGACTTATCGCAAGATGTAGATAACAACAGGAATCCACCGATGCCATCATCTTTGCTGACCTCTGCGAACTTGCCTGTCTCGGCTAATGCCCAAAGACGTTTCCCACCGAACAAGGTTCCAGCGGTGTGCAGCTTGAAGCCATGCTCTTGGGCGAGTTCATGGAAGAATTCTAATACTTGGCTAGGCTGAACAGGCTTGTAACGCGCTGATACAACACTCAGCGGAGCAAGCGTATCGCTACGATATTGAACGAATCGCTCTGGGAATTTTAGAGCGTCATGATTATTTGGCGCATAGGTTACAGGCGTAGATTCTATAGTCCAGTCCATACCTGCTGCTTTGCGCCATGCTTCCATATCTGCATTGGAATCTAGTTCTTGACCTAGACCATGCCAAGGGGTTTTGCCAACGAATGCCATCTCAGCGAAACCGTCAGCGCGAATTGTAATTTGATGAGCCATGATATTTCCTCACTTTGAAAAAAATTAAAAAAAGTTACTGCAATTTAGACAGTTGTCGCTTTGTCAATTGCCTTCCAAGCGTTTTGAATGATTGAAACTTTGTCGTCATCAAGTTCATTGATGTCAAACAGGTTCACGACTTCATACAACGCTTCCAACAAATCCGGCGTCGCACTGATAAGTTGAGCAAGCTGCTTTTGCTCTGGTCTTAGACCTGCTGGAAATTCGCAGATCAAAGAATGATCATCACGCTTGATTGACCAACATAAACCCTTGTAACCATAGTCAACGCGCCATCCAGTTTCTTGTTGGATGCTGTATTCGTTACGCTCTTTGATGATGTGTAATTGATGACTCATAATTAACCTCACATTGAAATTAACAATTTATAAATAAAAGTGCTACATAGGAATGATGCTTTAGAATTGGGTCGAAAGCAACAATTTTTTGCGCGAAAACACAAAAAAAATGCTTGCCAGTCATCAAAAATTGCAATAATAATATAGATTACGGCATTTTAATTTGCATAATTGCAACAATGTCGTAATATGTTTATAAATTGATAATGAAAGGGAGCAGCATGACACTAGAGGAATATCTAAAAGAGTACGGAGCAGCGAAGCGATTGGCTCAAGCGATGGAAGTTGCGCCACCAGAAATTAGTAAGATCAAAAACGGAAAGAAGCCTGTTTCTTTTCACCATGCGGCTTTGATCGAAAAAGCTACGAATGGTCAGGTGCGAATGGAAAGCGTTTTAGCTGATCAAAAGCTGAAGGACTTAGCTACCTATATTCGCAGCAATGTATCGCAGCAAACGGCTTCTTGACGCTGCTAGAGGGCAGGAATGTACGATTCAAATTCCTGGCATATGTAATCGCAATCCAGAGACAACTGTTGCGGCGCATAGCAACTCTTGGCGGCATGGAAAGGGTCTTGGAATTAAGGCACATGATTGCTATGTCGCATGGGCGTGTAGCAGTTGCCATGCAGAAATAGATCAAGGAAGCAAATTATCACGGCAGCAAAAAGATGATTATTGGCAAGCTGGATTTGAGAAAACCATACTGCAAAAATTTCTGCTTGGAATTGTTCGTGTGATGTAATATGTTTGGCGAAAGGCTAGGTTCGCTACCGAAAAGACAAACTCCCATTGTCCTGCCTTTTTCTTTTTCTTTGGGATTGCTGCCATCTGGCAAGGGAAAGCAAATGCACTATTACCAATTCAACATTGGCGATTATTCAAGCCACACTCGGCATCTTTCATTGATCGAAGATGCAATCTACAGGCGACTTCTCGATATCTACTATCTGCATGAACGACCGTTGAACAGCGGTTTAACGTCTGTTGCACGACAGATTAACGCGAAAGAATACGAACCCGAAGTAAAAAATATACTAGAGGAATTCTTTGAATTGACCGATGAAGGTTGGATTCATAGCAGAGCAGACAAGGAAATCGCTCAATATCGGGCAAAAATTGAGCAAGCAAGTCGCGCTGGTCGAGCATCCGCTGAACGGCGGTTCAACGGGCGTTCAACAACAGAAGGAACGGACGTTCAACCAACCATAAACCATAAACCATTAACCATAAAACATAAACCAATAACCAGTAAGGATACGGCAGCGTTGCTGCCTGATTGTGTGAGCGAAACAGATTGGCAATCATTTGTTGCTCATAGAAAAGCAATGAGAAAGCCTATGACTGAACAGGCTAAACAATTGGCTCTAAAAAAACTTGTTGATCTCAACAAGAATGGCTATAGTCCGAAATTGGTAATTGAGCAATCTATTGAGAGAGGATGGGCTGGATTGTTTGAGGTGACTGCACAAAGACAGACGGTCAAAAACAATCTGGCGACAAGTAATCAAGCTGCTGTTATGCAATGGTTGGAGGAACAAAATCATGGTTAATAACGACAAGCAACGATTCAGCGTCATCCTATCTGTCATCGCCGAGTATTACAGCAAGACAATAAGCCCGAATATGATCACGATCTATTGGGAAGGCTTACGAGAATATGATCTTGAGGCAATTGAAAAGGCTCTTTGGTTACATACGCAAGATGCTGATTCTGGTCAGTTCATGCCCAAGATTGCCGATATCAATAAATTTCTTAAGGGCAAGACTGCGGACAGAGCAGCGCAAGCATGGTCAAAGGTTGATGCGGGTATCAGGCAAGTTGGCACATATACGGATGTAGTGTTCGATGATGCAATTATTCATCGCGTTATCCTAGACATGGGCGGCTGGATATTTCTTGGCTCAAAGCAAGAAAAGGATTGGCCTTTTGTTGCCAACGAATTTCAGAATAGATATCGCGGGTATTTAATGCAAGGCGAAACGCCTGACTATCCATCGGTGCTTATTGGTATCAGTAATGCAAATAACAGAATGCATGGCTTTGATAATCAACCGCCAAGATTTATTGGGCAACAACATAAGGCGCAACTAGTCATGGAAGGTGGAAGTAAAAAAGCTCTACTAGAAATGCAAGCCGCTGCGGATCAGGTGAAGCATCTTGCGTTGTCTTGAGTGTAGATATCTAAATCTGCAAAAAGATAAAACCATGTCTAAACATGGGTTTGGGTATTGCACCTTAACATTGGCAACTTACTATTCATTAGAGCGTGAAATTGATTGTGCTATGTATACAAAAGAAAATGATGCCAAGATTGAAAAACGCGTTGAGTGGTACGAGAAGAGGTTCAAATGAGAGTAGCAAAGACTGATACCAATCAGAAAGAGATTGTTGAATACTTACGTTCTAAAGGCGTATCAGTCGCGAATACAGCGACAGTTGGCGATGGATTCCCTGATATTGTTTGCGGCTTTCGAGGAAAGAATGTCTTGTTAGAAATTAAAGATGGATCAAGGACACCTTCTCAACAGAAATTAACAGCGAAGCAAGAGATATTTCATTCATTGTGGCGCGGACAGATTGCCGTTGTAAATAGCCCTGAGACCGCATGGAAGGAAGTCATCAGGTTATGCAACGAAGCCTAGCGAGTTGTGGCTAAGAAACTCTCGCAGCCGAGGCCAGAATCGCTCTCTCCTCCGCTGGTGACTCGGCATTAAGAAGAAAGGGTAGGCCATAGGGTGACAGTGGCATATTGCACACGGCCAGCAAGGGAATGCAACCTGCCCTTTCCTGTTGATAATAAAGGCGAGATATGAAACTGACCCAATGGTTTAGTGGATGGGAAGTGCCTACAAGAGTTGGAATATATCAAAGGCTCTACCCAATTTATAGAACAGATGTAATCGAATATTGCTATTGGGATGGCAAGCAATGGTACGCAGACAAGTATCCTGATGCTAAATGGAAATCATGCTATCAGAATTTGAAGTGGCGAGGGATTGCCGAATAACCGAGGAGAGTGAGATGGAAGAATTAAAAATTGAGTATCGAGATACTGATTCATTGATTCCCTATGTAAATAATTCAAGGGTACACAATGATGCTCAAGTAACTCAAATTGCCTCATCTATAAAAGAATTTGGATTTACAAATCCCATTCTTGTGGATGGAGAAAATGGAGTAATTGCAGGTCACGGAAGATTGCTGGCAGCAAAGAAATTGGAATTAAAGAAAGTTCCAGTAATTGAATTATGTAATCTTGATGAGGTGCGGAAAAAAGCCTACGTTATTGCTGACAATAAAATTGCAATTAACTCATCTTGGGACAATGAAATACTTAAACTTGAATTAGATTTCCTAGAACAAAATGATTTTGATTTCAAAATTACAGGCTTTAATGATGCCGAGCTTGCTCTTATCTTTGACGATGGCTCTGGCACTGATGCTAATGAAGAATGGAAAGGGATGCCTGAATTTATCAGCGAGGATCCTTGCTATAGAAAAGTAGTTGTAAATTTTGATACGCCAGATGATGTACAAGAATTCTTTAGCTTGATTGGTCAATCATACACAGAGAAAACAAAATCAGTTTGGTTCCCTGAGAAAGAACAAAGAGACCTCAAAGATATTAGATACACAACTATTGATGAATAAACTTAATCCACAATTTCCCTTATTCATCCCTAGCAAGGGACGATCGCAGTACATGATTACATCAAGGGCATTAGATGAAATCAAAGTGCCGCATCGGTTGGTTATTGAAGAACAAGAGTACGCTGATTATCTGAAAGCGGTAAATGGAGATAAAAGCAAACTGTTGGTGCTTGACCAAGCTTTCAAAAAGACTTACGAGTTATGTGATGATCTAGGTCTTACCAAAAGCACAGGTCCGGGTCCTGCCCGCAACTTCATTTGGGAATATTCAAAGTCAGAAGGATACGAATGGCATTGGGTGATGGACGATAACATCAAATGCTTTCGGCGAATGAATAATGCAGCACGTATCAAAGTTGCTGACGGCGCAATATTCAGAGCAATGGAAGACTTTGTGTTGCGATATAAAAATATTGGGATGGCTGGACCTAATTACACAATGTTTGCTTTCGGGGCATCTGCATTGCCGCCATTCGTTTTGAATACTCGTATCTATTCCTGCAATCTTATCCGCAATGATGTACCTTTCAGATGGAGAGGAAGATACAACGAAGATACGATTCTCTCATTGGATATGTTGAAAGCGGGATGGTGCACAGTACAGTTCAATGCTTTCCTGCAAGAGAAGATAAGGACGCAGACAATAGGTGGAGGAAATACAAAAGAATTCTATTCACACGAAGGGACAATAGCCAAGAGCAAGATGCAAGTTGCAGTTCATCCCGATGTTAGTAGAATGGTATGGAAGTTTGGTAGATGCCATCATCATGTAAACTACAATGTATTCAAGCACATGAAGTTGGTAAAGAAACCCAACATCGAAATACCAAATGAAGTAAATGAATACGGCATGAAGAAAGTAAGAGTCAAAAGGTAATAATGCAATGAGATCAAAGGCTAAACCTAGACTGCAAACATTAAAACCTAGAATTGGATTTGCGAAATCAACATTGCGTAGCATAAGCAATGACGATCAACGAATCACAGGAACAAGATGGATAAAAATAAAAAAAATATACGAAAGACATCATCCACGCTTATGCGTTGAATGTGATCGACAAGGAAAAGTTGGTAACGGTGATGAACTCGATCACATTATTCCATTGTGGGCAGGAGGTACAAATGATGAACACAATCTGCAATGGCTATGCGTAACGCATCATAAAGAGAAGACAGCAAGAGAAGCATCAATACGCAGCGGCGCACTGCATATATCTTAATTTATTTATTTTTTGATAATTTTTGATCCAAAACGGTGCAGGGGAGGGTAAAAACTGACTTTGCTCGCTTATAAGGACAGCGCGAGCCACAGCAGCGAGATTTTTTTTTCCCTAAAAAGGAAATTGTTTGTTAAAAAAAAGGAAATATCATGGAAGAAATTGGAAAAGCTGGAAGACCAGCGCATTCGTATGATGAGAAAACAGCGAAGCAGATCAAGATGCTCGCGGCAATGGGAGTGCCTGATTTCGACATTGCAAAAGTTGTTGGAATGTCTAGCCCAACAATGCGGAAATATTACACGGCAGAACTTGAAGTCGGACACATTGAAGCAAACGCGCAAGTGGCTCAATCATTATTCAAGCAAGCAACGAATACTGATAAACCAAATGTTGCTGCTGCAATCTTCTGGATGAAGTGTCGCGCCGGATGGTCAGAGCAACAAGATGAGATGGGCAAGAAAGAAGTTGCAGCAGCATTGGCGAAAGCAGCGGAGGTTGGAACCTCATGGGAGGGATTGCTAGAGTGAGCCAATGGGATACATCGTGCAGAGATTGGCAAGACCGTATCCGCAGCGGCAAGTCGCTGTGTCCCCAATTACCGCTGAATAAAGAATTAGCAGATAGAGCAGAAAGAGTATTTAAGAAATTGAAGTTGCCAGATGTTATTGGCAATCCATCAATGAGCGAAGCTGCTGGAGATTGGTTTATTGAAATTGTCCGAGCAGCGTTTGGTAGTTACGATCCAGAAACAAAAGAGCGACATATTCGGGAACTGTTTTTGATGGTTCCCAAAAAGAATTCAAAGACAACATATGCTGCGGCATTCTTGCTCACCGCTGTTCTAGTTTCGCCTCGGCCTCGCGCTGAATACATCTTCATTGGTCCTACCCAAGAGATTGCTGATCTTGCTTTTAAGCAAGCGGCTGGCATGATTGAAATCGATCCGGTGCTGTCGGCTAAGTTTCATATCCAAAGTCACATCAAGAAAATTGTCTATAGACCAACAGGCGCATTTCTAAAGGTCAAGTCATTCAGTCCAACTGTAGTTACAGGTTCAAAACCTGCTGGCGTATTGATTGATGAGATTCATGTAATCGGGCAAATGAACAATGCTGATCGAATCATTGGTCAGTTGCGCGGTGGATTGATATCACAACCTGAAGCCTTCCTTATCAATATCACCACACAATCGGAACGACCTCCGGCTGGTGTATTCAAAGCAGAACTTCTCAAAGCTAGAAAAGTTCGTGATGGTGAATTGCAAGCACCGATCTTGCCAATACTTTATGAGTTACCACCAAAGATGGATTGGCGAGATAAAAAGAATTGGCAATTAGTTACACCGAATAACGGTAAGTCAATTACTGTTGATCGATTGATTCCTGATTACGAACAAGCTGAAGCTGCTGGCGAAGAAGAATTACGCCGATGGGCTTCACAGCATTTGAATGTAGAAATCGGTTTGGCTCTTATGTCTGACCGATGGGCTGGAGCAGACTTTTGGGAACAATGTGCGGCAGAGAAAAAGTTTCAATTAGAAGCATTGCTCAAAGAATGTGAGGTCATTGATATTGGAATTGACGGTGGCGGTCTTGATGACTTGCTAGGATTCGCTGTTGTTGGCAGAACGAAACAAACTGGTGAGTGGATGGTATGGACTCATGCGTGGGCGCATCCCTCTGTACTTGAAAGACGAAAATCCGAAGCATCAAGATTCCATGATTTTGCTGCTGATGGCGATTTAACGATTGTTGATGCCATAGGGCAAGATGTTGAAGCAGTAGCTTTTTTATGTGCTTTAGTGGCAGAATCCGGACTATTAGATAAAATCGGCGTTGATCCTCATGGACTTGGTGGGATTTTAGATGCCTTAATGGATAAGGGAATTCCGAACGATAAGATTATCGGTATTTCTCAAGGCTGGAAATTAACAGGCGCAATAAAAACCACAGAGAGAAAATTAGCAGAAGGTCACATCATACACAGCGGACAATCGTTAATGGCATGGTGTGTTGGTAATGCGCGAGTAGAGCCGCGAGGTAATGCAATCTTAATTACCAAACAAGCGGCAGGGTTTGCAAAGATTGATCCGCTGATGGCATTGTTTAATGCAATCTCTTTAATCAGTCTTAATCCGGAACCTGCTGGAGGTCGATTGGATGATTATCTTAACAATCCATTGTCATTGACTTATGCATAGGAAAAGCTAAATGGCAACTTTCTTCCAATCCCTTAGACGCTGGTTTGGCAACGTAGGGTCTACAGGCCAGCAGGATGGAATTCAATATACAGAGCCATTCACAAAAGTTTATGACTCTGCTAAAGATTACGGCATTGATGGCGCACTCCAAGTCTCGGCAGTTTGGTCAGCAATTGAACTGCTTACCGACAACATCGCCTCTTTGCCGCTTTTTGTTTATAAGAAAGCCCTTGATAAAGATGGTCACAAAGAGTTAGCGCGTGATACCAATCTTTGGCTTTTGTTACATGACAATCCAAATAGGCGACATACGCCTATGGAGTTCTGGCAATTCTTTACGCTAAACTTTTTAATGCGAGGCAATGCCTTTGCTAGATTAGTTCGTAATGATCTTGGCGAAGTCATTGAGATGTGGCCTTTATCATCCGATCAAGTTGAAGTAGAGGTGTTGCCTGATCGTGCGGTCATTTACAAATATCAATATGAAGGCAAGGTGATTGTATATGATGAGAAAAGCATCTTGCATTGGCGCGATAAAGGTAATGGCATTGTAGGTATGAGCCGACTTGACTATATGCGGTCATCTGTCGGCGTTGCTATTGACGCACAAAATCACACACAGCAAACATTCCGCAAAGCGGGTAAACGTCCGGGAATGTTTATGCTTGACAAGTTATTGACTGCTGAACAGCGCGAAAAGATCAGAGAAAATTATCGTGGTCTTGTTGAAGGCAACAATGACGATCTGCTAGTCCTAGAAGCTGGCGCACAATTCCAACCATTAAATATGACTCCAGCAGATATGCAACTGCTGGATACTCGTCGTTTTGCGGTGGAAGATATCGCAAGATGGTTTGGCGTTCCTTCTGTAATGATTAACGATACCGCAAGCACGACAACATGGGGCAGCGGTATTGAGCAAATAATTGAAGGATTTTATAAATTTAGATTGCGTCCGATGATTGAATTGTTGGAGCAAGCAATTGATCGTCGTGTCTTAACTCCGGGTCAAAAAGAATTGTACACAGTAGAGTTTTCTATTGATGCGATTCTAAGAGCGAACATGGCGGCACGATTGGAGAATGGCGCGAAGGCAGTACAGAATGGATTGATGACTCGCAATGAATGGCGACAGCTAGAGAACTTGCCACCTATTGATAGTGCAAATGAATTAACCGCCCAATCTAACTTAGTGCCATTGGCTTTACTAGGGGCATCCGCAACTGGTGGATCTGTTAATACACAACCTCCGGTAGCACAATAATGCCTATCCCAACAAACGGAATGGTCGAAGAAGCGAAGCGAGGTCTTGCATGGCGCGAAGAATACAACCGTGGTGGAACAGAGGTCGGGGTCGCAAGAGCGCGAGACATCATCAATAAAAAAGATTTGTCCGATGAAACCATAGGACGTATGGTTTCGTATTTTGCTCGACACGAAGTAGATAAAGAGGGTGAAGGATTTTATCCAGATCAAGATGGATATCCAAGTGCCGGAAGAATCGCTTGGGCATTATGGGGCGGCGATCCCGGTAAGAGTTGGGCAGAGAAAGAATGGAACAAGATTCAGAATTCGAAAGGGTCAATCATGGCAATTAAGCGCAAGACAATTGACCTGCAAAATGTCTCGCTAAAATTTGCGAGTGATGGCGCAGGAACCTTTAGTGGATACGCTTCAGTCTTTGGTGGTGTTGATAGTTACAACGACACCATTATGCCCGGAGCATACAAGTCGATGATTCAAAAAATATCCGATGGCGCAGCAAGGATGCCTAAGATGTTTATCAATCATAAGTCTTGGGAACTACCTGTAGGTAAGTGGACTAAGATGTATGAAGATGAAAAAGGATTACTGATTGAGGGTGAACTTACTCCAGGTAATCCTGATGCAGCAATCGTCAAAGCGGCAATGCAACATGAAACCATTGATGGTTTAAGCATTGGGTATATGTTAAGTAGTGATGATGTTGAATTCATTAACAAAGAAGATTCAACTATTCGCGTGATAAAGAATGTATCTGAGTTAGTGGAAGTATCTATCGTTACATTCCCTGCTGATGATGCGGCGCGAGTAGATCTATCAAGTGTGAAGTCAGCATTAGACTGTATTCATACGATAAAAGAATTTGAGGACTTTCTGCGAGAGGCAGCGGGGTTCTCTAAATCGTTGGCAACGGCAACGGCAAGTCGAGCCAAGCGAATCTTTACTCAGAGTGAGTCTGAGAAAATTATTTTGCCGAAGGATATTCAGCAACTCATTGCTGAAAATTTGAATCACGCTCGGACTCTTTAAAGGAAAAATCATGTCTGATCAAATTGCAGAAATCAAATCGCTTGCAGAAACGCAAGCCAAGCTGTTGGACTCCACCAAAGAACTAAAATCTTGGGTTGAAAAAGCCAATGGCGAAATCGCTAATAGCAAGTCAATCGAAGGCGAAACCAAAGCTGCGATTGACAAGCTGTCAGCTAAAGCCGCTGAACTGACCGACAAGTGTATTGAGCTTGAGCGCAAGATGTCGGCTGGCAATGAAGAAAGCACTAATCGTACTGAGACTATTGGTGAGCAATTCGTTAAATCGGATTCGTTCAAAGCAATGGCTGAAGGCAAGAGCAAGTTTGCTCGCATGGAAATGAAAGCCGCGATCATTAACGCTACTGGTCAGAACCAACCTCTGGTTCCTGATATGCGCGTTCCGGGGATCATCGCCAATCCTCAGCGCGTATTGACCATTCGTGACTTGATGCCTGTTGGTCGCACGACTTCTAACTTGATTCAGTTCACTAAGGAAAACGTCTTTACCGACAATGCTGGTCCTGTGGGTGCTGGCTCATCTCCGCTGGTTGTTGAGAACACAACCAAGCCTGAGTCTGGCATCACCTTCACGCTGGCAAACTCGCCTGTAGTTACTCTGGCGCATTTTATTCCTGTATCGCGTCAGGTATTGGATGATGCTCCGCAACTGCAAAGCTATGTAAATGGTCGTTTGACTTATGGCCTGAAACTGGAAGAAGAAGATCAACTTCTGAACGGCTCAGGCACAGGCGGCAACATGGCAGGTATCTTGGCCTCTGGTAACTTTACGGCATATAACCGTGGCGCAACTGGTGACACTAAACTAGATACGCTGCGTAAAGCAATTACCCAAGCTGCTCTGGCTGAATACCCAGTAGATGCTTTCGTGATTAACCCTGCTGATTGGGAAACCATTGAACTGTTGAAGTCCACTTATGGTGAGTACATCTTCCACGGTGATATGGGTCCAGTTGATTCGCTCGGTCCACGAGTATGGGGTCGCCGAGTAGTGGCAACTAACAGCATTGCTGCTGGTACTTTCCTCGCTGGTGCTTTCACAATGGGCGCACAAGTTTGGGATCGTATGGATGCTGCTGTGCAGATCAGTTATGAAGATGGCGATAACTTCAAGAAGAACATGGCAACTCTGCTTGCAGAAGAACGCCTTGCTCTGACTGTGTATCGTCCTGCATCGTTCATCAAAGGCACATTCTAAATATGCCTACGCCTAATACAGGCGAGACAGAGCCTCAGTTTATCTCCCGCTGTATGGGCGATGCTGAGGCTCGTCGTACATTTGCAGATGAATCACAGCGCATTGCTTTTTGTTATTCGCAATGGCGCAACAAACCTAAAGAAATGAAAGAGGCAAAAGATGAATGACGCAAATGATATTTTGTGGGAAGGTCCACAAGGAGCGTTAATTCGTCATAGAAGTATGGGAGACAATTCCCATTCGACTACGGTGTTATGTAAGACCGAAAAAGATAGAGCCTTTTATAGCGGCAATACGTTTCATACTTATGCAGACTTTACTCTAGCAAGTGCAGCAAGCATAACAATTAAAACAGTTATAACCAGAGACATCTGCATTAGCTACTTAGATTTTGAATTAGATGATTCTGTTTTAAAGATAGAGATAATTTCTGGCGGCACAGAAGGCGGCACATTCGAAACTGCTCTGCCAATAATTAAATCTAATACTATGAGCAATACTCCCGGCATTGCATCAACAACCACAATGAATAGCGGGGGGACAATTACTGGCGGTACAATAATTGATTATCACAAGTTGTCAGCAACAAAAGGTGGTGCAATTTTTGGTGATTCAGAATTGATTGGATTACCTCCCGGCACTTATTATTTTAGGCTAACGAATGTAGGCAACCAATCAATCATTGGGCTTACAAACTTGAGGTGGAGCGAATACTAATGGAGATGATTGAGGTCATAGGCCTTGCACATTTCGAGGATACTAGAATTGGTGCAATGTTTAGAAAGCAGAGATTAAAAATTCCGATGGATG